ATTAGGTAATAAAAAAGGTGGACTACCGAAATATGATCCTCAAAAGGCTGTCCCTAGAACAACTGCTGCAGCCACCTTCTACCATGCAGCACATAGAGAAAACCAAAATTTACAAAGAGAATTATCTCTCAGCAATCTTAGTGATTCCGAAAGAAATACAGAATACCACAAACGGAAAATCAATGTTCAGGTTGAACGAGTCCGTAGCTCAGATATAAAGTATTTTCAAAAACAAGGGGAAGGTAAAAAGGCATTTGCACTTGCTGCCAAAGAACGTGATAAAAGGATAAAGAAGATTACAGGAGCAGGAGTCCGTATTACACAAAGTGGTAAATTTGAAGGAAAGAATGAAAAGCATGCTAGACTCATGTTTGAGGGGATACAAGAAGGGAGAAAAGCAGTAAAGCTCTCTTACCTTGAAAGAGTAGCAAGATACGGAGTAGCTGAAGATGGTCAACCCAAATTAGTTCCAAATAATATACAGATAACGGATGAATTCATTGATGAGGTTAATGCTAGAAGTTTTGGTACTGTAAAAGAAGAACGTGCATTTAAATCTGGTGCATTAGAATTCTTAAAGAATAAAGAACTTCATCAACAAATCAATACACCTGATGTCAATACATTCACTCCTCAGCGCCTAGAAGACACACGCTCATGGCATCCTGGCTCGACTATTCTTCCTTTCCAATCAGAAATTCCAGAATATATACCAGGCGAAGGAATAGAAACTAAGTTTGTAGGTTCAAGTATTATTACTGCTTTACCTAAAGGTGGACCAGAAACATCGGATACAGTTACATTAGCCGATCCGTCTGCCGATCAAGATTATGGATTATTTATAGATGATGAGATATTTGATGCTAGATCATCATTTGTCAATATGCTGCCAGATGAAACTGTACCAGGACAGGAGTTTAACTATAATATAGAAGAAGGCCCTGTTCCAGTACAAATCACATCTTATGCAGAAGAACTTCAAGCTAGTGAAGAACCAACAATACGTCAAACTGTAGTAAATCGGACTAAAGGAGAAGTTACATTAACACATAACGATCCGAATTCTGGTAAATGGTCAGATAAGGCACATGCAAGAATAGGAGAACAGCTAATAGAAACTCCTACTGGGATAAAGTCCACATATAGAGTGCCAAATAGAATATATTACTCGCAACACGTAGATACTGGACTGACGGCAGCAGACCTTAAATTAAAAGCAACCGATCCTGTACAATATGCTAAAGTTCGTGCAGGAGCAAAGCCACCAGACATTAGTACAATGATTACTGCAAGTTTGGCAAGAGTAATCGATATGGGCGTTCCTGTTACTGGCTCTAAAGGAACTGATGAAGTAAAATCTTTTCTCAAAGGAGATGCATTTACAGAAGAAGGTGATGTAGCAGATGCTGGTAATGTTGCACCAACTAATAAAAAAGGCGCACCTGGATTACTAGAATCCTTTAGAGAAAGTACTGATTTTATTACAATTGAAGAGGCAGACAGAAGGGGATTCACAGGTAAAAATCCTGGTATAACATCCGCAAATCCTGCACAGTTTGAAGGTCAAACCTCCCTTTCAACATCAAAACCAAAATATGAGGTAGGAACAGACATGCCTGGAGGCGAAATAGGCTACACTCTAACAGCAGAAGAAATAACACGAAGAGATGCCATTGATAGAAGAAATGCTGCTGCTTTGGGTGTTGGAGTTAAACCAATCGTGACAAAGAAAATGGACAAAGGAGGGACGGCATTTACGAAGATTTATACAGAACCAAAGTTGCCTATATCAGAAAGAGAGGCAAAGGGTTTTTGGAAGAAACACGTAACAACAATGACAGCAGAATATGAAGCTAGAAAAGCAATTCCTGGTAAGAATGAAGCCTTTATACAAGGTCTTAGAGATAAGAATAAAGTAACACCTAAAGTTGCAACTTCGACTACACCAACCAAATCATTAATTAATGATGAACCTACAATAAGAGGACCAGAATTTTATGATGATCCTGATACCTGGAAAGATATTGGGCCAGCTAAAGCTGCACCTAAACCAGCCGTAGTACCAACACCTAAACCAGCAGTAACTTCTGGCAAACCATTACAACTTACTGAATATGATTTATCAAAAACTGTAAGGGATGGCATGGGTGGTCGACCTTCAGCCACTCCAGATAATCCTAAATTCCCTGCTCGTCCCTGGTACGGAGGTAAATCACATGCTGAAATGGGCCTTCCTGTAGATAAAGATGGGCATCTGATAAAGATTAAAAGACCTGAGACTGCGAAACCTCAAGCCGATATTGAACTTAAAAAGTCTGCTATACTCAGTAAAGAATCTGGGAAACCTACATTTACTACAAAAGGTAAGAAAGTTAAAACTGCTATTAAAAAAGGTGGTACATTATTAAAAGGACCAGGATCAACGACATTGAATGCTTTAAGTGCTTTCACTCTTTTATCTCCAGTTATAGGGGCTTTTGGTGCTGTTGTACAAGAACAGAAAAGAGATGAGGAAGCACAAGCAGCGTATCCGCTACATCCTCCAAAGCAAAAATCCTTATGGTCTAGATTTGCAAATATGAAGGGTAGTAATTATAGTCAAGCATTGATGCATAGGTTGATACCTGAAGAAATTTATGGAAAAGAAGGATATTCTTCATTAAAGAAAGTAAAGGAATTTAGAAGAAAAGGTGGAAGAACCATGAGAGATCCAATATGAAACAAGATGAAATGATTTCCTATATACGGAATCGTAGGAAAAATAATAAAAAGAGTAGAACTCCAAAAAAACAAAGTAGTCTTATCAGTAGTAGTAACATTGTTGGGACTAATGCCAAAACAACTACTCCTACATTTGAAACATCTACATTAGTAAAAGGTAAATCCAGTCTATCTACTAATTTTGTATATGATAGAACAAAATTTAATCAAGTTGGCACACCAAGAGCAGAAGACACAGCAGCAAAATGGACTAAAAAGAAAAAGAATCAATTACAATTACAGAAACCTGCTCCTGTAATGATGCCTGGATATGATGCTGTAACTGGAATGAGAGGTGAGCGATTATCTACAGAGAAGAGACATGGAGTAGATCCTACAACAAATAAGTCTTTAAAAGGGGTACGGACAGAAGGCGATCATATTGCTTCACTTTTTACAGTTCAACAGATGGTTACTCCTCCATCAAATTTATCTACAGATTTTGTAAAGAACAAATGGAAGGTTAGAGAAGGAGGTACTGAATCCTTATCACCAACTCAGATGAAAGGATTATATCTTACTGACCATATACAAATTACATCAAAGAAAGCTAATCGTGCAAAAGGAGCAAAAAGAATTGCTGATTATAAAAAACAAGGAGGTTGGGGTGGACAAGGATTAGTAACTAGGGATATTGCTGTTAAACAGGCACAAGGCTACCATGATTCTCTCTTAGAAGTAGCAAAGAATTTTGGCAAACGTGGTGGATTTAGTAGAGAAGACTCACAAGCATATAGTGAAATAACTGGTAAACAAGCCGATCCGCTTTTAGATGGAAGTAATCCAGAATTTAGTCCTCCTTCTACTAAGCGTAACATTACAGGTTTTGATAAAAAAGTAAATAAAACCCCAGTACATAGAACAGTTAAACAACCAGAAATTTCCAAACAAACAAAAAGTCAAAGAGACGATATTCGAGCCAATAATAAAATGAATAGATACAAAGTACATATAAATTCTATAGGTGGTTTATGGTCAACTGTTGTGAAATCAATGATGAAAAGTCTTAAAAAACATGTAGTGGAATGAGTAGTGCAGAACGAGCTATAGAAATTGCAGAAGCAATTGTTGAGGCAGAAGAGACTAATAAACTATTAGTTTATAAGCCTTATGAATACCAGGAAAGATTTCATAATGCAAAAGATAGCTCTGGGAAATTAGCGAGACAACGTTTACTTATGGCTGCTAATAAGACAGGTAAGACCTACTGTGGTGCAGTAGAACTCGCAATTCATCTAACAGGAATATATCCTGATTGGTGGACAGGAGCAAGATTCAAAAGACCAGTTGTAGCATGGGCTGCAGGTAATACTACTGGTAATACTAGAGATATAGTACAAGCAGAGTTAATTGGAGAACCTGGCGATCCAGAAGAGTACGGTAAGGGTGCAATACCAAGAGAATTGATTGTTGGCACACCTTTACGATTACCTGGAATTCCAAATGCAGTACAAAGTCTTGTAGTTAAACATGTGTCTGGAAAGAACTCTAAGCTGATGTTTAAGTCATATGAGCAGGGTAAACAACAATGGATGGGTAAAGCAGTTGATGTTGTGTGGTTAGATGAGGAACCTCCACAAGATATATACTCACAGGCACTTCGTGCATCCCTGAAATCTGGTGGACTAGTATATATGACCTTTACTCCAGAAACAGGTATGACTCCAGTTGTTACACAGTTTATGACTAAGCTAGGAAGCTCCCAAGCACTCTTTGCTGCAACATGGGACGATGCACCACACTTGAATGATGAGATTAAAGAAGAGATACTAAGAGCATTACCTCCACATGAAAGAGAAATGCGATCCAAAGGTATTCCAGTATTTGGTTCAGGTATGGTATTCCCTAATGTGACTGAACAGATAGAATGCGAACCCTTTGCGATTCCTGAATACTGGCCTCGTATCTGTGGTATAGATTTTGGGTGGGATCACCCTACTGCTGCGGTTTGGCTTGCATGGGATCGAGATACAGATACAGTATATGTATATGACTGTTACAGACAGTCTGCACAAACGCCTGTTGTCCATTCTGCTGCTATACGTGAAAGAGGGAAATGGATTCCTGTCGTATGGCCTCATGATGGTAGTCAGCATGATAAAGGTTCAGGTCAATCTCTTGCTGACATTTATCGTAAACAAGGACTGAATATGATGCATCAGCATTTTAAAAATCCGAAAGGAGACATTGCTATTGAACCTGGCATAATGGAAATGCTACAAAGAATGGAAACAGGCCGTTTTAGAGTTTTTACTTACTTAAGAGATTGGTATGAAGAAGTAAGAATGTATCACCGCAAAGATGGTAAAATCGTAGCAAATATGGATGACTTGATGAGTGCAACCAGATATGCAGTTCAATCATTACAGTTTGCAACATTAGATAGAGCTAGTAAAAAGAGAAAAAGAAAAGCAATTGGATCAGGACCAGGTGAATGGGATTATTTCCCAGTTGATAATCGTATACATGCATAAGGAGGAATATGAAATTTAGTCTTGGAGGATCTTCAGGAAATTGGTGGAGCAAATTTGCAAAGAATTTCCAGCTGGGGGATAAAAAAATGTTTGGTGGAGGACTAGGCACATTTACTGAAAGTTTAGGTCAAAGTAGAGACTATCTTGCAACACAAGGTGGTGGTACGATAGGTGAACAGTTATTACATAGAGATGGCGGTACAAAGTTTAATACAGGATTAAAGAATATGGCTAATACAGGCCAGCATTGGTCAGAACAATTAAATCCGTTATGGGAAGGTGGTTTAACACAACCTGGAGGTTCTACAAAAGACTTATTAAATTGGGGTGAAGATGTTGCAATGAAAGGCTCACATCATCTATCTGGCTCCCATATTCCAGGTTATGGTTCTAGTGGAGAAAGTAGTGGTGGTAGTAGTGGTGGAGCAGTAGTTGCTTCAGATTCAGAAGATCCAAGTTTACTTAATCAGGGCAACTGGCAAGCAGCAAGTACAATAGATACGTTTATGAGGAGGGAGAATATGATGAATCGTGGAGGTCTTGAAACTGATTTAACTACAACTCAACGTGGTAGACAAAGTACTGCAAATTTATCATAAGGAGACAATATGAAAATATACACAGAAATAGTTTACACATGGGATGATAATAAGGGGGAGTTAGTTGAAGAATCCTCTAAATCATTTGACTATCAAGGTGAAGTAACATTATGTGATACGAAACGTTACTGGCATAATCATGCATTAGCAGATGCACTAGGTATAGGTAGCGGAAGTGGAGGTAGTGCTGCAAGTGCTGCTGCTAATATGATCAACAATTGGGTAGTACCAGACTTCATTATACCAGATATCCCAACTGCTGCTGATATTCAAGATGCTGTACAAGATGTTACTGGAGATGATCCAGTTGGAGACATCAAAGATCAGGCAGATGCTGCAGAAACCTCTATTAATGAAACTGTGGCTACTACAATGGATACTGGTCAATCTAATCTGGAAGGAATACTAGAAGATAATAATGATACACTTGCGGATGCAGGAGATAAAATTGATGCAAATATTGCAGGTATAAATGACGATATTGAAACAGGTATTGATGAGAATACTGATACTCTCAACCAGATGGAAGATACATTCAATAGTAATGTAGCAGATGTTAACGTTGCTCTTGATAATGCTCAAAGCATGATTAATGATACAACCAATATAATAAATCAGGGTCTTGATGCATCTATAAATATAAACAATCCAGATTCTTTAATTACTAATCCACAAGGTTGGTATGATAACAATATTGAGGGGTTGCGACAGGGGCATGGGAAAGATTGGTACGATTTAGCACAAGGGCATCATGATGAATTTATTGAACAAGGTGCAGAAAATATAGGTAATCTATTTAATGATTATGGCGAAATACTTGGTGGAGTGTTCGGAGGAATGTTTAACGATACAGTAGATTCATTAGGTCAGGCATTTGCACAACCTGGTGTAAAATCGAGAAGAGATACTAGCAATGCTGGCGATCCGTTTGGCAACCCAAGTGAGACACGTCGTTTAATTAGTGAAAAAAGAACATTTAATACGGCTCAATCTTTAATTAATGCATAGGTAAACTGATGGCACATGGAGAAAAAGATCCTTTAGGTATAAGGATTGATAAGCATTTTGAGCATCTAAAAGGCAAACGTAGCACGTGGGAACGTCATTGGCAGGAACTTGCCGAATATGTATTACCACATCGTTCTGATTTTACTTCAAAACGTTCACTTGGTGAAGAACGACTTGAGATGGCATTTGAAGGCACAGCAATGAGAGCATTAAAAAGATTTGCCTCTCAAATACATAATGTATTCACACCTATGGGTGCAGAATGGTTTAAACTTACTACAGGTATTCCTGGAGTTGATAAACAAAGAGATGTCCAACTATGGTTAGAGGAGGCCTCAAAAATTGTCAAACATCACATATCACGCCCATCGTCTAATTTCCACTCTGCAATCTATCAGTATTACCTTGAAGCAGGTGCTTTTGGAACTGGGATTGTCTTTGTTGAAGATATTCCTGGTATCGGGCCTCGTTTTCGTAACTTTCCTCTATCTGACTGTGTATTGGCTGCTGGTGGAGAAATGGAAATTGATACGATCTACAGGATGTATAAACAAACTGCGAAGGATTTAGTAAGTCGGTATCCCCCTGAGTCTTTACCTGAAGATGTTCTTAAAAAGGGTATTGGGGAAAAGATGCTGGAAGAAGAAGACGTAGTTCACTTAGTTACACCATCATGGACTCTAAGAGAGTTTTTACCTGAAAAATGGGATAAACCATTTGTGTCAATAACCTATTTAAAAGATAAAAAGAAGGTAATACAAGTTGGTGCATATGATGAGATGCCGTATATCTGTGCAAGATGGGAGAGATCGGATCGGGAAATATATGGTAGAGGTCCAGCATGGGAAGTCCTACCTGATATGCGTTTATTGAATGAAGTTGAGAAAGTATATCTCAAGGGTGTTCAAAAAGCTATTTCTCCTCCAATGTTTGTACCAGATTCAGGGCTTCTTGATCCGTTGGATACAACACCAGATGCAATAAACTATTACAATGTTGGGATTGGTGGTAAGGATATGATCTTTCCTGCTCCTAATGCTGGAAAAGTGGAATATGCAATGGACCTAAGTGCAAAATTAACTGGTTCTATTAAAGAAGGATTCTTTTTAGATGTCCTGGAATTACCTGGTCCTACTGCACCTGATGGTGATGTTATGAGATTCTCTGCAACAGAAGTATCAGTTAGAATGAGACAAAGGATGCCTGTACTTGGTCCATTATTAGCGAGACAGGAAAATGAGTTTCTTGATCCATTGATACGTAGAACAGTTAAAATATTGATGCGATCAATGATGCTAGGTGAACCTCCTCCTGTTTTAGAAGAGATAGGATACAGAATAGAATATATTAATCCAATCTCTATATCATTACGAAGTGGTGAAGTAAATTCGATGGTACAGTTATTTGAAATGATAATGCCTTTAGCACAAATTGATCAAACAATACCAATGTATTTTGATACTCATAAAATATTACAAAATACTGCTGAAGTGTTACAAGTTCCTCCATCTAATTTACGTACCCAAGAACAAGTTGCAGAGATTATAAAGAAACAAGAAGAACAACAAGCATTACAACAAGAACAACAACAGGCACAATTAGCTTCACAAGTTGATGAACGACAAGCTAATGCCGAAGCAAAAAGAGCGCAAGCTAGAGCAGCATGAACTTCCCATTCTTAGAACGTAAACATGAAGATGAATTATTTAAAGAAGTGTTTAAAGGGGAAGCTGGAAAAGAGCTTATTGCACACATGTCTCATGTTTTTCATGTATTTAAAACTAATCAAACACCTGATCCTTACGTCTCCGCTTTCCAAGAAGGTCAGAGATCAGTTGTCATTAAAATAATGGAGATGTTACATCAAGACCTAGATGCGGTAAAGCGTAGACTAGAAACAATGGAACAACAACGTCTGAAAAGGAGACAATAATGGAGGAAATGGCAACAGAAACTACCCCTGAAGAACAGGTAGGACAAGTAGCTTCTGAAGGCACAAATGGAGTAGAGTCACATGAAGCATCTCATTTTGATAGGATGCAGTTTGATCCTACTTCATTACCTGATAACTTGAGGAATGAACCAAGTCTTCAGACATTTACGACTGTAGATAACTTAGCTAAATCCTATGTTAATGCAGTTAAGAAAATTGGTGGGAACCCTGACCATCTTGTACAAATACCACAAGAAGGAGAGTCAAAGGATAATTTCTACAATGCTTTAGGAAGACCAGAAACACCTGATGGTTACGATTTCGGAGAAGATGGAGGTCAATTAGATTTCTATCGGAAGGCTACACACGAAATTGGTCTATCTAATAGTCAAGCCAGAGAAATGCTTCAATTGTATGCTGCGGTGGAAGGTGAGCAAAATAAAGAATCACAAAAAGCCAATGCCGATTTTCATGTTAATAGTCAAATTGAACTCAAAAGAGAGTGGAATAAAGATTATGACAAGAAGATGGATTATGCACAAAGAGTATTTGGGCAATTTGCTTCTCAAGAGTTTAAAGATTTAATGGATACTACTGGTTTAGGTAATCATCCAGAACTTCTTAAAACTTTTTCCAAAATTGGACAACTGATGGGAGAAGATCAACTTGTAGTAGGTAGTGGAATAGGTGGACAGGCCATGAGTACAGTTGAGGCAAGAGAGGAGATTCAGAGGCTTTATGCAGACAAAGCATTCTCTACGTCTTATCTGAACAAAACTGATCCTGGTCACAAACAAGCTACTAAGACAATGGAAAAGCTATTTGATCATGCGTATGCAGGACAACGTGGCTGACCGATGCCAACATGAAAGTTAGTTAAGAGACAATCGAAAGACCTTTTATAAATACTTTTGCGACCCGATAGGATAATCGCTAGGCACTATTGAAACCCTTTTTTTAATTCTTAATAGGAAACAATATGCCAAGTTTTAGTGATATCGAAACCAGTTATGTCCAGCGCTATGCGCAGGATGTACAGCATATGTTACAGCAGAAGACTACTAGATTGAGAAATCTTGTGAGCCAGAAACTTGATTGTTCTGGTATAGCAGAATTTATTGATCGTATAGGTGGTGCAACTGCTGAAAACAAAAATGCTCGTTTCGCAGATTCGCCTGTGCAGTCTATAGCTCATCAGCGCAGGAGAGTAACAGCACGACCTTATCATGCTGGCTTCTTTGTAGAAGGTTTTGATCAACGTCGTATGAATTATGATGTTTTTCAGCCGTATGCAGAAGCAACCAGTATGGCAATGGCTCGTAAAATGGATGAGATCATCGTTGATGCAGCTTTCGGATCAGCATATCAGTCTGAAAGTGGTGCAATGGATGGAGCAACAGAAGTTGTTTGGGCAACAGGTAGTTCAGTAAAAACTCTCTCTGGTAAAACTATTGGAGATCAGTTTATTGCTAGTACCTTTGCTTATGGAAGTGCACCTGATGTAAATACCAGAGGAATGTCAAATGCAGGAGGTGATTATACTCTATCTATTGACAAACTTCTTCGGGCAAGACGAATACTTGCTCAGAACGAAGCGGATCAGTACGATGAAGGTGGGAATCCATTATATATATGTGTATGCTCTCAGTCACAGATAGAAGCTCTGCTTCATTCTACGGCTATCCAGAGTATAGACTATAATAATGTTCGTGCATTAGTAGAAGGTGAAACAAACTTCTTTGCAGGATTCCAATTCATTAAATATGAAAGTCTTCCTACATATACAGCTGGAATGAATAACAGTGATACTGGAGAAAAAGTTCTCTGTTTTCACCCTGCAGGGCTTTCGCTCTGTGTCTGGATGGATCCTGTAACGAAGATTGAACCTCGAGCAGATAAAAGTTTTACTCCGTATGCATATTTTGAAATGGATATGGGTGCAACTAGAGTCTGGGAGGAAATGGTTGTTCAAGTTGATTGCCTCAAAATGACCTAATTATAGGTTGAGTCCTTTAAAATGAACGCTTAACTTTTAATTAATAATAAGGAGTAAATATGGCAGACGTATATGGAACACAACAGGCGAAGGCAAATTCTGTACCTATGAAGATGGGCGATGCTCATTCAATGGGTGGAAGAATGCGTATTTTGTCTGATACTTATACTGTCCCTGCAACTGGTTCAGCTGTGGGAGATGTTATAGTAATAGGTGATTTACCTAAAGGTGCAAGAGTATGGGATGCACATTTGGGTGTAAGTGGTGCAATAGGAACAGGCCCAACATCGATAGGAACTAGAGTCACAGTAAGTGGCACTACGACTGAAGCTGTTGCTGGGATATTATCTGCAGCTTCGCATAACGCCAACTTCAACCGAAAGATTGAAACTGGACAGACTGCGACTACAGTTAGTGTTGCACCTTTATCCTATCCTGATGGAGCAGTTGTAATAGTTAAAAATACTACAACTGTGTGGACTGCACTAAGGATAATCACCTGTACGATTCATTATACAATTGATTAACCAATTAGGGGGTGTAGGAAACTATGCCCCTTTTTTTAAAGGGAAATTATGAATAAAGTTAGTATCGCAAATCTTGCACTATCCAAC